TAATTTTTAAAGAATCGTTTATCATTCTAAATTGAGAAAGATAAGTAATTAAATTTTGTTTTAAAGCAGAAGAAGCTACTCTTAAAGTTCCGTCATTATTATAACTCAAAACATACATGTTTAGAGAACTAGCTAATTCTCCTAATGATAAATCTGATGCTTTTTCTTTGGCAGTATATATTTTAGCTAAATTACCATATTGAGAGGGTAAACTTAAAGCTCTAACATTATAATCATCTGTAGTTACTGCTCTCAATTGAGTTTGAAAATTTGATAGGGAATTTTGTCTAATTTCTTCTACAGAATCCCCTGTTGAACCACCAGTTGCTGCTTCTGGGTTGTTAACTTCTAATGAGTTAAATATTTGATTAGCTAGTGATGAATTTGATATTGTTGAGTTTTTAAATGTAGCTGATAGTGAATTAAATGAATTTAAATCTCCAGATGGTACATTAGATTCAATACCCCCACCAGTTAAATATCTTAAAGTTAAAGTAGTGTTAGAAGGTGATATTCCAAAAGTATTTGTAAATACAAAATTAGTAGGAGAATAAGCTGTTGTTAACTTTGATTTTTCAAATGGTAACCCTAAACCAACATTATTTGGGTTAGGAACTATTTCTTCTGTTGTATCGTTTGGATTACCTGATCCGAATAATATTCTTAAAGACCCGGAATTCATAAAACGGGTAGCAAATCGGTTTTGAACCTGTTTTATTTTTAATAAATTTGGAGTATCTACAGATGAGTAATAGTTAGGATCATTTGGATTGGTATTATTTATAGAATCATAAATAGCATCTTGAGCTAAATTATCTACTTCATACCATTGATTGTTAGTAGAATCAAATACATCTAAAATTCCTACAATATTAGAATCATTAATATCTATAAAGTTAAAAGGAATAGGTGTTGTGAAAGTAGATGTTGTAGTTTTTATTACTGAGGAAATAGATGGTCTTGATTTTTTTAGTAAATAATAGGTTGGATTTCCTCCACTAGTTTGATAAACAGTTATTTCTGTAGGATCGGATGAACTACTATAAGAAAAGTCTACTTTATCTTGTATTAAGAATTTTACATTATTATTTGTAGAAGAATTAATTACTGTGTTTGATGGAATTTCTAATGTATAATTAAAATCAGGTACTGTTGTACTACCAGCAATAATAGAAGGTAATATTTGATAAAAATCTAATGTTGTAGTTGCTACGGAAGTAACTTTAGGTTTATAACCTAACATATAAGCTAAATCATACAAGTTATTTGTTTGACGAGCATATTGTAGATAAGTTTCTTGAACCTGATTGTCTAAATAAAAAGACATAACATCACCTACATAGGCTGCCATTTCCATAAACATCATTCCGGGGGATGTTTGAGAAAAATCATTATAAGTGTTAGGAAAATAAGTTTTAGAATAGGTTATTAAGGAATCCCTTAATGAACTAAAATCCTTATTTAAATATGTTATATCTCTTTTTAAAGCCATTTTATATTGTTATGTTTACTATATCATTAATTCCAAAATTAATTACACTATATGTTATAGTAATAATCAATTGATTTATATCTTCATTAGCAGCAATGTTTACATTTTGTAAACTTACAAACGGAAAAAATCTATTAATTTCATCGGTAACTATAGTTTTTAAAGTTTCCTCAGTATTAATAGACATATTTTCATATAGTGTTTGTTTTACAACACTACCAAATAAAGGATTCATAACTCTTTCTCCTTTGGAAGTTGAAAAAAAGTTAATAATATTATTTCTTATAGCATCTCTGGTTAGATAATTAGAAATAAAAACCGCTGTCCCACTAAAGGGAATATTTACACCTACAGCTTTAGCAGCATCCGTGTCAACAGGGAATTTATTTCTAACTATTATAGCCATTATTTATTCATTAAAGCCATTATTTGGTCTAATCCTACACTACCTTCAGGTAATGCTCCATTAATAGCATCTACTGGACCTTGTGGTTGGAATTGTCCAGCGTAAGCCGTTGTTGCTGGAGTTCCTACTTGCATATCTTCTAAGATATTACCAAACATTGCTTGTCTTTCTTGAGGTGATAATTTTTTAGGTTGAGAAATGTTAGGTTGAGCGTAAGTGTCTCTTGTTGACTCCGTAACAATTGTTTTAGGGGCACGAACAGCTTCCAATAGAATATCTTTTAATTCTTCTTGAATAGCTTCCCTTACTGCCTCTTTAATAATTTTTTTAAAATCTGATGGTTTCATTGTTTATAAATATTAAGTTAGTAAGCTTTTAGTTTATCTCTATCAATTATGAATTTTAATTCATTAATTAAAGTTTGTGAGTTTGTTGTAAAAGAATAAGGAGTAGTTATTAATGTTATTCCTTGATAATTTTGACCTACTGCTCTTCTTTGTTTCACAGTAGGACTATAATCTTTTTCTTCTATATTAATTATAAATCCCTGATATAGGGTTTGGGTTGGATTATTAGTTTGGTTTGTTGAGTTTGTTATATTATTGATTGTATCAGATAATGTATTAATACTAGCTTGAGGTAAACAAATTTGAATTAAAGAAATAATTTTTTTAATTACTGCTGTTATACTATCGAGTACTGATATGAATATAGTAATACCAATTCCGGCTGATCCTACTCCAGAGGCAATCGGAGGTAGTCTTGGAGTACCATCTTCACCAAATAGTATATTTTCTTTAATATAAGTTAAAATACTGTCAGATCCAACCAAAGCCCCTGGAGGGATGGGAATAGCTTGAATGGCTGCTTGTAATATAGGAAGAGTGGTGTTTATTGTTTTTGCTATATTTAAAGAAGTAACTACTCCAGTATTTAATAAGGTTAAATATTTTTGTATTTTATTAAAAGTTTCGGATGTAGTATTTAATGTAGTAATAATATTATTTAATGGGGGCAGTATATTATTTATAATATCTGTTGAAGGACATACATCCGGAAGGTTTTCACCATTAGGATCTATGTTTAATTGTTGAGCATAAGTTAATATTAATGGTAAAGAAGATTGAGCTAATTCTATTCCCATTCCAGTTAGTATTTTACCTAATTTTGCTGTACCTTTCTGTTTCTCACTATCGGGTTGAGCACTCGAAATTAAAGTAGAGTATTGTTCTATGTCTAAGGGTAAAGCCATTATTTAGTTCTGCTTGTTTTAGATAATAAAGTATTTAATTTTGCTTTAGCTGCTTTTAAATTAATAGAAGCAATAGTACTATCAGCATTTATTTTTCCGAATGGAGAACCAGGGGGAACACCTACTAATACACTCAAATCGTCAACAATAGTAGATAAATTACTTAAAATATCACTTAAAAGATTAACAGTATCTTGTCCTAATAAAATGGGTTGTGTATTTGTATCTTCTTTATCTCCTAAATAAATTTTATCTGATGTGATAATAGTTTTTGGAGAATCAAGATTAATACTTTTAATAGCATTTAATCCAACAGATAATTTTGATGATAATAAAATATGATCTTGGGAAGAATTTAAAACTAATCTTCCTGAGGAGAGAATAATTTGATTTAAAGCATATTCTTTAGGTAATATAGGAGCATCATTATAACTTTTATAAGATGTACTTGAGGCCTCTAAAGGTATTTTTTGTTCTGTGGTTAGATAAATAGATCCGGAATCTAGGTTAATATTTTCAACCGTTGGTACCCATGATTCCTTATTATCATTATATTGTCCGTTTCTTAATATTGTAATAGGTTTTCCATCAGGACCATTTTGAGACCAAGTATTATTTTTTCCTTGAACCGTTGAACTAAAACGTAATGATTGACCCCATCTTCCCTCAAAAATTACATCTCCTTCATATGGTTGGAGATTTTTTATGTTTGGTTGTTCGTTAAATGTTTGACCTAAAGAAATATCATCTACCCCATCAGTTGTTTTAACTCTTGATCCTGCTTCTACTTGTTGGTATGATTTTTGTTCAGGAGTTGTTTTGGTTGTAGTAGAGGTTGGGTCGGGGAGTGCATTGTGGTGTATATTATTCCATAAATTAATAGGAAGAAAATAATAATAAGTAGTATTATTTAAATCTATAAAATTAGGGTTTTGTAAATTTGGAGATGGAAAACTTATAATATAAGCTATTTCATTTACTAATGGAACTTGTTTAAAATTAGGAAATAAAGGTAATGCAAAAGTAAAATTTTCAAATTCACTTTCTTCTTTTTCTGGGGGGGTTGGGTTAGAAACGGAATCAAATAATATACCTCCTAAAGCAAAATCACCTTGATATTGGTCATATAATTTTGGTTTTTCTTTTTTTATTTGTTCTAAATCTAGAAAAACATATTTTACCCTAATAGGGGTGATTGAAAAATATCCCGAATCTGTTTTTTGACCAGAAAGATAAGATATATCTGCTGCTAAACCATCAGGATAAAAAGCCATTATTTTTTACCTTCCCCTACATTTTTAGCTAAATCAAATAATTGAGCTTTTTCTTCTTCTGAAAATGCTAATTCGTTTGAATTATTTTGGGATTGAACTTGTAGAGCACGTTGAACAATAGTAGCCATTTTAATTAATTGTTCATCGTTTTTAACACCAATTTCCATATATTCCTTAATTAAAGGAACAACTAAAGTAGCATCACCAATATCATTAATAAGAGGTTTTAACTCTCCAATTAAAGCAGAAATTTGTGATTCCTTTTTCTTTTGGTTCTCATAAATTTCCTCTAAAATATCAGAAAATCTTTTCTTTTTAAATACTATAGCTTCTAAACTCATAAATTTTGATTATAAATATTAAAATCAAAACCTTGTATATCCGTTGTCTAAATAAAATACATAACCCTTTTTAAACACTTCATAAAGTACATTTGCTATCTTAGTGATTTTAGGGGTTTTAACATCTATAATTTCACGAATATAAATGTAGAGTGCTTTTTTATTAAATATATCTAAATTTTCTCGTTTACGAAATAATTCTAAAATAGCATCTGCAATTTGAGCGTCTTCGTCTTTTGGAAATAATTCAAATATATTTTCAGTACAATGCTCAGTAAATTTATCTATATACGCGGATAAACGTTCTATAGGTTGAGTATCTTCCATTTCATACGAGTGGCGTTCATCTTCCTCTAATGTTTCTATAGGCGCAGTATCGATACGTTTTTTATAATTCTTTTGGTTTGATAAAATTAAATAACGTTTTGCAATTGTTCCGAAATATGAATATGCTTTAGCTCCTCGTTCTGGATTAAATAAATGGATTTTGGAAAGTAAAAATGAAATTACTTCAAATTGCAAATCCTCAATATTACTTACCTCAGTGTAATAAAACTTAAAAGTATGAATTATATTTTCAGTTAACTTAAAAAAAGCATAGTGGATACGTTCGTGATATATTTTATTTTTTTCTTCGAACGTAGCTGCTCTATTATATTCATTAATAGCATCCTCAGTTGCTTGAGTAAAATATTGTATTCCTTTTTTCTTTTTAGGTTTTATTACCTCTAATTCACTCATAAATCTTTGATTTTAAATTGATTCAAAACATCTTGAATCATTTTTATATTAGTGAAGAAAAACCCAATTTCATCATCACTTTGAAACGAACCTTTAATATCAACCTCATGAATTTTTTTATCAGATGTATTAATTATGTCTGATATTTTATTAAGATAAGTATTATATGATGATAAAATTTCATTTTGGTTTTCTACCATATCTTCTAATTTTTCATTTTTCTTTAAAAGATTATAGGTCGTGTACCCAAGAGTCACGATTAACATTAAAAGTAATATAATTGTTAGTATCATAAGTTGTCTAATAAATTTCTTAATCCTTCACTTTTTACACTACTTAATGCTTTAGATTTAGTGGCTGAAGTGGTTGGTGTTGATTTCTTAGACTCCAATGTAAATGATTTCTTTGAGGTATCCACGTTATCCTGTAATTTAGGTAACCATTCCCTTTCAAATTCAATACGAGCAGCCATAAAATCTGCCTGGTGTACAATAAAAGGTAATGATGTACGAGGTTTTTGTTCTGGGAGATAAGTCATTAAGTATTTCTTATTTGCCTCATCATATAAACCATCGTGCGTCTGAATGGTAATCATTTCATTAAATGTATACTGGATACCATGGGATTGGAGTAAAAATAAACCTCTATCAGGAACAGAGGCAAATGGAACTTTAGTATTAAACATATAGTCCTCCCCTAATTTTTCACGTCTCCAGTTATCTGTTTGAGGGATATATGAATCATTTTCCTCATCACCCATTTTACCCAGGTCATGGTTGAGAGCAGAAAAAACTAATTCCTCTTTAGTGTAGGTAGTTAAATCCGCCCCCATTTGTCCCCATAACTCATGTAAATGTAAAGCGCAAGTAATTACGCGATTCACATGTTCAACATAACCTCCAGGAAAAGCATTATGATACTCCTTTTTATGTGCGGCAGGCATCAAAATTAGACGTTCTTGGTATTTATCATAAAACTTTAGTAGGTTCTCTTTGCGTGGTGAGGAAATATGATCCTCAATAAATCCAATTAGTCTTGACCAATTGCTTTGAATTTCTTCTGCTGTTAAATTCATATTAAAAATTATTTAATTCTCCGGTTGATTTAGGTTCACTATCAACAAACATTTTTGTTTCGGAAATAGTTTCTCTTAATGTTTGAAGAGTTTCTTCAAATTGTTCTTTAGTACCTTGGCGATGTAGGAAAAAACTTAATTTTTCGATATTACCCTCGGCTTTCTCTAAACGCCTCATTATTATGTCTCTGTTTTTCATATGTTACCTTGTTACCCTTTTATTCCTTTTCACTTTTTTCCTTTTCCCGTGATTGGAATATAATTT